ATAAAAGTCATAGCCGTATAGATAATATCCGCATTGCTCGGATACCAACCTGTAATACTGTACCCTATCGACAGAGGATCGCCAGTAGTTCCACTATTCTGAGAGGTAGGATTAGGAGTAGCTGCATCTGAGACAAAGAACTCGGCAGGCCAACCCTGATTATAGAGATTGTATGTATGCAAAGCCCCTTGGGTACTTGTCAAAGATCCAGTAGGCCGGACATCTACACCGAGAGAGTCATCGACTCCCCAAAAATCTCTGACTTTCAGACGTTCTGAGGTAATAGTATACGATGCGGAACTCTCATAAGTCAGTACCCGTATGTCCTGATCTCCAGCAGCTACTACCAGCTTTCCTTGGATATTAGCAAAAGAGAAGCGAGTAGCTATAGTAGCGGTCAAGGAAATAGGGCCACCAAAATAGATATTAGCCGAGGCTGCTGTAGTCTCTGCTGCAAAGCAATACAATTTATTCCCAAACTGATGTATCCATATACTCTTTGAAGGATCTTCGTCTACATTAACCCAAAGAAAGTTCTGGAAAGCGGAAGCAGCCGCACTGGCAGAAGTAACCCCAAGATCAACCAAGGAGTACCCCGGCTCAAAGTCAATCCCCAACCTTCTTCGACGCGAACCATCCCTATCTAAAATGAAGTTCTCTTCATCCAGAGAGGAGCCTTCAGGGAAGTTAAGTGGGCTAGCCTCAGTAATGAGGCCCATTACCCACCGATCTACATCAATTGGAAATCGGTTGGTTACTGGACGCACTGGTTTGTACCTTTACTTTAGGCTTCCGTACTTTTGACCTCACATTTGATTGGAAAACTTCAATTGCTCGCTGAGCAAAATCCTGACTGGTATACAAGCCACGAAGCTCCTTTGGAACTTCTCCGTACTTGTTTTCAATCTTCCAGTAAAAATCATTAGCAGAATTACGAACTACTTCCATTAGTCTTTCTCCAACAAGGGATTCTTGTAATAGACTCCCGTATTCCTTTTCCGTCCATAGTTAGGGTACTTCACCCCGCCCTTGGCTCTCCAAGCCTTCCTTGAAAGCCATCGTTGCTGACGGGCAGCTTTCTGTTCTGCCTTCTCATTAGCCACCTGACGAAGAGCATAGAAAGCTGTACTCTTAGCTTCTTCCAGAAGTGCCGGAAAAGCCTCTGCCGGTAAAGCTGGAACTGCGCTATCGCTATGACTCCATTCAGGGTTCTTGACTCCCCAACATTGTGTCTTTGATCCGGTAACATATGACTCCACCGCTGAATCGAACGAATCAACTATGATTGCATTGTCATCGAAGCTAGTCCAATATCTAGGTGCTTTGTCGTTACGAGCAAAGATCGTGAGTTCACCGTAAGCAACTTGAGTTACATTACTGGCTGACGAGTTACGACCATAAACCTCGTCAATAAAGTCCTTGGGTTGCAGATAAGTCAGATCCTCATACTTATCTTTTGTGTCCGTGCTGGATCGTTTGTTGTACTTGATCCATTCAACTTCCTTGATATTGGAAGGGATATACATGATGACTGATGCAGCCGTAGTAGCTGAATCGTCAAGGTTAAATGCTGTCCTCATGTGAGGCCAGTTCCTATTTGCCATCATCTCCAGATAACAGATCTTGATAATATCCGCCACCTGAGTTGATTCAATTGTCTCTGCAATAGTTGAAACTTCATCTCCATCCATGTCATTCAACACAGCTTGAGTGAGTTCCAGAAGTGTCAGCTTCATGTCTGAGCCTCAGAGAAAAAAGGGGGAGGGGTTGCCTCCCCCCGGTTGGTTACACCTTGAGGTATTCAACCACAAAGCGACCGGCCCCTTCGTTGATGGAACCACCAACTACACCGAAAGCTACCGTAGTAGTTGCGGTAAGACCAGTGCTCCAAGTACCTTTAAGCCCTGCCGTTTTGAAGCCTACGCCAAGCGCAGTTCCAGAAACATCAGCACTATTAGTACCAAGGCCACCTTGCGTACCAAGGCTAATGGCAGCGCCAAGCCCGGAAAGCGAAATAGCCGTTTCAACCTCAAGCCAGCCACGAAGCGGCAAACATCCCGGTTGCAACACAACAACAGAAGCAAAGTCGCTGTTGTTAATGTTATCAGCCGAGAATTCTACCGTCAGTTGGTTGAGTCCCCCATCAGTGCGGATCACGCCGATACACGCATCCGGTACTGCTACCGGCCCATAGCGCGAATTGACGTTAAGACCCGAAGTGTTTTCCTTAGCCATTACTATACCCTCCTTATTCCGTTGCGGTAGCGTCAGTAACGACTACGCCCAACGTGTCTACACGCTGGACACCCATGCCCCACCGAGCGGTCGTCAAGAACTCGTCACGCTGACGATCCTTGTTACGCTCGCCTTCGACCTTCGGCTGTTGCCGCCATGCCATCATTACGGGCTTGCAGTTGTCGTCTGCAATACACATAAAGAGGTTAGCGATACATGCCGTCGATGCCGAAGCAGAACCATCTACGCTGGTTCCACTTGCGATTGCCGGGAGGAGATTCGAAGTCCAGATGTCCCAACCGTGCAGGCGCATGACGAACTGGTGCTCGTTGTTGAAGCCATTTTCCATCACCGACTGATAAGCCGGATGACGGTCAAGCTGCGAAGTAATAACTACTTTCTTTTGGAAGGTAGCTGCTACAACGGGATCAACAATCGCAACACGTCCGAATTGAGGAACATTGGCCTTGTCGAATGCAAGACGCATTTCGATAAGGTTGTCCTCATCCATCGTCCAGTTGGTGCCAAGACCACGACGACGATGTGCAAACCCGTTAATCAGGTTAGCATTAGCAGCCGTTTGTCCTGCTTGCGCTACTGCAAGGAAACGAGTCTCGAAGTGCTGCTGAATAGCGCGAGTTGCCTCGACACTACGAGCGGCCATAAGAGCCTCGATTTGAGCACCATCCTGACGAAGAACGTCAGTTACGTACCATGCGTCACCGACATAATCGGTGATCTGCAACGTGATGTTCCCAGTCTCGATCGGATTGTAGACAAGAGGGGTATCCTCTTCTACCTCTTGGATCGTCGCCGTACCAATCGTTTTGATATTCAGCGTCGTGCCAGAACCGAAATCCGATACATCCCGATAGAAAGTGGTGGGAAGGATCGAAGTCGGCAGAGTCCGAAGGATAAACTGAGAATACTGCTGCGCTTCAATGAAGGCAGTAGTGTTAGTCGTGATGTTAGACATTCACTCTCTCCTAGTTTAGTCCAAGTTGTTTTTCTACATCAGCACGGATTTCCCTAAGTAGATTGATCCTATCCTGTGTGGATGCACCCCACATGATATTCTCAGGCACAGTCGGGCCTTTCTGTACTGGCTGTAGAGCCTCTGTGTTGACAGTCCCTTTGACTGTCGGAGTCCCTGTTGCCTTAGCATCAAAGTAAGCAAGAACAGCTTTAGGTGAACGAGCGGCTAGGCTACCTAGTTCTGCTACCGTCAGTCCGAGGTCTTCGGCTTTCGATTGCAACGCTGATTCCAGTTTATCGCCATACTTGTTCTTCAAAGTAGACAGAACAGCTTCACGATTCCCTTTTTCCCTAAGAACAGCCTCACGCTTCTCCAATACTGAAAGAATCATGGACTCTTGATCCTCGACCTTCGGTACAGGCTGGTCAGCCCTTTTCCTTTCGGATTCGAGTTCTTTGAGAAGTTCTTCCCCGGTTTTAGCCTTTGTGAAGTTAGCTCGGAATTCAGCATTCTCAGCTTCCAACCGTGCTATATGCTCTTGGGCTTTAGCGGCACCAATAAGAGCATCTGACACAGACTTGTACTTGGGTTTCCCTTCTTGATTAGTGATCGCCTCCAGCAATTCAGCGTAGTCAGTTTTTGACATGCCTTCAGGCTTTGGCGGTACACTTACTGCCTCAGTAGGTTGTTGCCCACTTTCGGCCACCTGTTGAGGCTGGTCGGCCCCAAGAAATTCATTCTCATTCGCCACGGTCACGGCTCCTTAATATCAATGATTGATTGCACTTCTCGAAGTGCGCGAATGTAACCCGAAGCATCAGCTTGATAAAACGGGTAACTGTTAAGAGAGTACACACCCTCCTGATTCCTCTCAGTTTCCTTTGAGGAAATTTTATCCTCCAAGATCTTTGTCAGAGTCTCGAAGGCTTTAGCTGCTGTAATTACCGCTGTTCTGCGATCCTTAAGGGCATCTTCAGTTTTGCAATCCTTAAGCCAAACTGTTTTCATTTCTTGCCCTTCTTTTTCTTTTTCTTCTTTGCAGCAGCGTTAGCAATAGCCCATGCAGACTGTTCTGATTTGCCTTGGCGCATTAGCGCCTTAGCCATATCGTGAACTTTCTTAGGCATGACTATTTCTTTTTCTTGGGTGCAGGCTTTTGCTTAGGCTTTGCTTTCGGTTTTGGCTTTTGCTTCGGCGGTGCTCCCGCTTGGTCGTAAGCCTCATGTCGCTTCTTCATTGCATCAGTCGCTTTTCCAAATAATCCACCGGCCATAATTAACTCCTTTTCTTGGGTCTGCCCCCGCCGTGACTTCTACGGCCACCCGTAGCGCCTCCTCGGGAGCGGTTAGCTGATCGACTTTCCATCTTGGTTGGGCCATCTTTTGACCCACCTTTTGAAAAGTCCCTCTTGTGGCTTACATCTTTGCCATCTCCTTTCTTAGCTCGACCCTCAGCGAGTGCCTTTCGCCTTGCTTTATTTCGAGCAGCACGGTTTTTCTTCTGTGCTGGTTTGCTGTTGTATTTACGTTGCTTCTTACTTTCTTCCGAGGCATTAGCCTTGTACTGGCCCTTCTTTGCCATTAAAAACCTCCTTGGTCGTCAATAGCCTGTCCCGCTGCCTCCTCTCCAGCAAGCTGATCTTGCAGACCAGAAGCAAGCCGTTGAGTCTCTGCTTGCTCGAACAAAGCCACGTTATCCCCGATAAGCTGATATCGCTCAAGGCCAAACAGGTCTTCTACAAGTTTAGCTAGCTGCTTACTGGATACGTGCGGCATAATCATTTGACCAGCAGGAGAATTGAACAAACCAGTTAGGTTCTGAATCAACTGCTGTTGACTAAAGAAGTGCCTAGCTCCTACTGGCCTAAGCTTACCATTAGCCGTTATATCCTCACGAGTAACGGTAGCAAAGATCTGAACACTCAGAGTATCGTCAAATACACGGACGGTATCCTTAGCGTCCATATTCCTTCGAGCAACTTCCAGCATTGCGTTAAGAATAGGCTCCAGAAGCTCTGTCTCGAATGCCTGTACTTTCTCTTTGAAGATCCTTCCTGCTGCGCTCTCAAGAGCTTGGACTTCGTATGCTGTCTTTTCACCCGGAGTACGGATACCCATAGCTTGCTTGGGCGCTCCAGCATAATCTTCCATCCTTTGCTCAAGGATAGCGATCTGCGTATCTGCCGCCAGTGCCGTAGTATCCGGCACAAGCATCTCAACGTCACCGTTCTCGTCAATATGGATTTCTTCCCCCGGCCCCCAATTGAATTCCTCAACCTCTCCTTTGATCTTCAGTGGAGGAAAGGCGATTAGATCAAACACGTCAGCCTTAAGATTCTCAAGGTGATCTATACGGTATTGCATCCCCACAAGGTTATGGAGTGGCCCCATAGCATACAGGTTATCAGAGCGGAGCCTCCAACCTACATGGGCTTTAGTTCCCTTGGGTAGCCAAGTCTCAATAGGTTCATTACGAACTACACGGTTACGATCCATTACGGTAATGACATGGTTACGGAGCAGTTGTCCAGTATTCGTATCGTACAGATCACCCTCGAACTCGATAAGCTCTACGAAAGGCGATTGGTAATATTCATATATATTCCCGAACCCATCAATCGTGTACCCAACCGCTTTGTTAAAATCCTCTACCGAATACATCCCCTGAGCTACATCATGTCTGAAGTTCAGACCCTCAGCTATGGCCGTAGATATCCACTTCTTTTCGGGAAAGTCCTCTGCCATTGCCTTGAGTTCACCAATATTCATAATTGTACGAGTAATCTTAGGTGAGTCCCTGAATGAAGCAGCAACAGGATTAAAGAGGATGTCCATTGGAGAGATACGTACTACCCTAGGGCCTACGTATCCATCAATTTCTGTCTGAGTAATGGGATCGAATTTCTTTTCTCGTACCCACTCTACGTCTGCAAAAGCATTACCATAATCAATATAATCATACAGAAGTTGAGAAATAACAGTACGGAATCCACCAAGCCTAGTCTTATTCCGCATATACGCTTCAATTGCTTCCCTCTTCTGACGAACATCATCATCCAGCGTCCAACCTTCCCACTTAAGCCATTCGTCATTAGGGAAGAGAGCAGCCATATAGTTAGCATGCAAATTGTCCCTGATCTGTGTAATCTTTGGAATAGTCGTGCTGTTACGCCAAGGCAATGACTTGTTGGCAGTCTTAGTCGTATCGGTAGCAAAAAGATAGTTACGAAGTTCCTTTTGTTCCTCTATCCATGTCTGACGCTGATCGCTCCAGTTCTGAAAAAGCCTAGCTATAGCATTAGCCAGATTCTCTGGTCGTATACGTTCCTGTATCTGTGCTACTTTACCCGCCATAGTTACCTCATGGTTGTTCCGAATCCTCCAAATCGCTTATTGTAAGTCGATTGGAAAGGGATGACATTATCCTTTTTCGTTTGGCTTCTGCTCCGGGGGCGTTGAGCGATCTCAACGATAGAAGCCAGCGTATCAACAATATCGTCGTGAGGAGGTCTAGCCAGTAGTACCTCTTCCTCAAGTACAGAAGTATAACCGCCGCGATAGTGCCAGATGGAGAGGTTTTCATAGCGCGGCTCAAGGACAGCAGCGATTCTTTCTTCTTTGCTTCCTTGATGGCGAGAGGGTCGGAATTCATCAATCTTGAGGTAAATTCCGTTCTCTTTGAATCGTTGCTTGAGGTCATTGACGATTACCTGTTGTGCTGTGGTAACTTCTGCCCGAAGCTTCTTGAAGCCCCACTTGTTATACATAGCAACGAGTCTGTTATAATACTCGCTTATCTTATCGCTCTTGAACCTGTCGATATCTAGTACATAGATATCGTTCTCTTCATTGACCCCTATAACCACTATAGCCGTATAGTC